GCATTTAAAAGATTGCCGGATGAACTTATTGAAAAGTTTGGGTTGGATGCAATGAATTTATTTAAACAAACACAATTTAAAAACGAAAAGAAATAATGGCTAATATATTTGCACGTTCACCGTATTTAATTAGGATTGCAGAAACAGGGCAAAACGGCTCAAAATTAGAATTGTTTTTAGCAAATGCTTCTTTTACAGGAAGTCCACAATACACGTTAAGTAAATTAATACCAGCGTCAAACAACGTTGAAACACTTTACGACATATCACCATACATACGTGAATACATAAGATTTACAAGTTGTTCAGCAGGTGGAAACATAGCAGCAACTAACCCAACAAATGAACGAGTAAACGTAAGGGTTAAACGTTATAAATTAGTAGGTTTAACTTATACGCTTTTAGACACAACAGACTACATAGCATTTGACGGAAGTACATATTACGAAAGCGGTTATAACTTTGATTTAGGAAACTACGGACTTGACGCAGGAAATTATTATTACAACCCGACTTCAGACGCAGGGAAAATACGAGTAACAACCGGCGCAAGTTTTACAGCACGTTACACAAATTTAAGCACCGCAGTAGTAACAAGTTTAGCAATAGCAAGTGCAACATTTGACATACCACGAGTTCGAACTGCAAACGTAGCCGTAGGAAACAAAGTAGAAATTTTAAACGGAGCTTCAGCAGTACAAGCGACTTGGTATTTTTATCCGCTTGAAGAATGCAAATACACACCTGTAATTATTGACTTTGTAAACAAGTATGGAGCTTGGCAACGTGAATTTTTCTTTAAAGCAAGTAACGACAATTTTAGTGTTGAAAACACGGAATACAATTTGATGCAAACAAATAGTTTTAGCTACAACGTAAAGGAAGGACAAAGAAAAGTATTTAACGCTAACGGCAAAAAAAGTGTTAAAGTTAACACAGGTTGGGTTTACGAAACTTGGAAAGAAGTTTTAAAACAAATAATGTTAAGCGAACGAATACTGATTGACGATAAACCTGCAAAGATTAATAGTAAAAGCACGGAGTTGTTTAAGCATATAAACACGAAACAAATAAATTATAGTTTAGAATTTGAGTTTGCATTTGATGTTATTAATTCAGTTATTTAATGAAAAGGCAAGTAGCAATATTTATAGAAACAGGTTTAGCGCAATTAGATTTAAACTTTACACGTTTAGAATTATTCAACGATGAAAAAATAACCGTAAGTTCGACCATTCAAAACATATCGGATATAAGTAAAATATTTACAGACTATTCGCAAGGTTTTACAATTCCTTGTTCACCTACAAACAACGCAATATTTCAGCACTTTTACCAAAACGATGTTAATGCAACTATTGACTATCAAAAACGATATAACGCATATATAGAAATTGACACGGTGTTATTTAGACGTGGTAAAATTCAGCTCGAAAAGACGAACTTAAAAAACGGAAGTGCAGATAGTTATTCAGTAACATTTTACGGAGCAGGAGTTTCTTTAAAAGACTATTTTAACGAAGACAAATTAAGCCAATTAGACCACACAAGTTTAAACCATAATTACATAAATTTAGAAGTTTACAAAAGAGTTACAATAGATAGTTCAGCAAACGATTACGATGTTCGTTACCCATTAATAACTTCAAAAAGAATTTGGCAATTTAACGGAAGTCAACCAATACCACAAGACAATTGTCCTGAATGGTTTTTATATCCAACAAATAATTCGGATAACATAGGTAATAATGCCGGTAAAATAGAATACCAAGAATTGTTTCCTGCGGTTAGAGTTGCAAGTATTTTTGATTTAATTGAAAGTCAATACGGAATAACTTTTAATGGACTTTTTCTGACTTCAGATATGTTTAGAAAAGCATTTTTATATTATAAGAATAAAGAAAAGTTTAATTTTGTTACACAACCTGCAAACGTTACTTTTAAAATTGCAGGTTCATCTATTACTGAAACTTTTTTAACTACATTCCCACCTGCAACAACACCTATTCCAAGCCCTTATACTTCATTTAATACAACAAATAATACATTTAACACAATTTTTGTAACGCCTTTTTTAGGTGGTTCAAATCCAGCAACAGGTTTGCCAGTTGGTTACGGAACGGTTACACATTCTTTAAGAATAGTTTATAATGGCGCGTCTCCTGTGCTTTCAAATTGTTGGTTAGACGTTTATAAAAATGGAGTTTATACTCAATCTTTAACAGTTACTCCTTCACTTGGTTTAGATTATACTATAATTAATTTAGAACAAACACCAAGCAACAATGTATTTTACACTTTTAAACTTCGTAGCGAATTAGCGCAGACGCTTGAATTTCAGTTTCGTTATGTTTTAGAATATCAATATTGGGCTGCATTTACTTCAGGTGGGCAAAATAGTTGGCAAACTTATACAGCGACAACAATATTTTATACTAATAACGTTACAACAACTTCTTTTACTGATTTACAAGGACTTGCTCCAGATATGAAAATATCGGATTTTATAACAGGAATATGCAACGAGTTTAATATGACTGTTTATTCTAAAACAAAGAACGTATTTACATTTGAACCAATTCAAGATTGGTATAAAAAAGGCGCAGTAATAGACATAACAAAATTTACTGATGTAACAAGCATTGAAGTTGAAAGGTTAAAACTTTATAAATTAATAGAGTTTAAATATCAAGATAGCCAAAGTTTTTTAAATAAATATTTCCTTGAAAGTCCTGCTAATTTAACAGCGCACGGTTACGGAAACGCGAAAGAAAATTATCCATTTGACGGTGGCGAATATAAAATACAAAGTCCATTTGAAAACTTACTACATACAAATTTTGGCAATCAAGTACAAGTAGCTTATTGTTTAAATAACGAATTTGCGCCTTATATTCCTAAGCCTGTTTTGTTGTATATGAATAAGCTTACAACAATAACTGGTAGTGACAAAATACATTGGAACGGACAAGCTAACATAACTGATTATGTTCCATTTGGACAAGATAGCGAAATTTTAATTCAAGGTGGAATTTTTCCTTTGACGTTAAATTTTGGTGTAGAAATTTCAAGTTTTTACAATGTAGAAAATCCAAATACACTTTATGCTTTATACTACCAAAGTTATTTAACTAATTTATACAACCCAAAAAATAGACTTGTTAAAGTTAAAACGGTACTTCCTGTTTCTTTACTTACACAACTTCAGTTAAACGATAGGTTAATTATTAGAGACAAACGTTATTTAATAAACGAAATGCAAAGCGACTTGACTACAGGCGATGTAGATTTTACTTTAATAAATGACTTCGCAAGTGTTAACCCAATAGTTTATGGAGTAAGTACACCAAGCGGAAGTGTTCATAGTATGGCAATTTTATTTAGTAATGGCGCTACACAAGTAAGGGTTTCAAAAAGCGCAAACGCAAGTAACGTTACTTTGTCAAGCGTTTTATTTACAAATGAAGGTTATTTAAAAATAACAGTTCCTGCAAACTCAACAAGAATTATTACAATAACTTTAGATAGCGATTATTCTAACGGAAACACGGAAACAAATTATATAATAATAGAACAAAAATGATAAACAAAATAATAGAAATGCTTTTGTTAAGTGATTTTTACGGAGAAAGTGAAAACATCGACATCGCAAAGGGTAAATATAAATTTACTACTTCCATAAAAGAACAATGGAAACAAGCACAACGCAAAAGGTTAATAGAAAAAAAACTAAAGAATAATGGCTGAAAAAAAAGTAATTGAATTAGAAGTAAATTCTAATTTAGGCAATTTAAAACAACAACTAAAAGCAGCGCAAGTCGAAGTTCAAACGTTGGCGGAAAAGTTCGGAGCAACTTCAGCACAAGCAGTTGAAGCCGCAAAGAAAGCAGCTATTCTTAAAGACAAAATTGGCGATGCAAAAGCGTTGACTGATGCGTTTAACCCAGACGCAAAGTTTAAAGCGTTAAGCGGTGCGCTAACAGGTGTTGCAGGTGGTTTTTCTGTTGTTACAGGAGCAATGGCTGCGTTTGGAAAACAAAACGAAGACGTAGAAAAAGCGTTGTTAAAAGTTCAAGGAGCAATGGCTTTGGCTTCAGGCGCACAAGCAATTGGAGAAAGCATTGATAGTTTTAAACAACTTGGAGCGGTATTAAAAGCAAATACTATTGTTCAAAGAATAATGACGGCGGCTCAATATGCTTATAATTTAGCAATGTCGTTAAATCCTATCGGAGCAATTATAGCGGCAACTATTGCTTTAATAGCAGCCGGTTACGGTTTAATAAAAATGTTTCAAGCAAGTACAGAAGCAACGGCAAAAAACGAATCAGCAGTTAAAAAGAATGATGCAGCTTTAAAGCAACAAATAAAATCAAGCGAAAAAGCAAGTGAAGCATTAAAAACAAAGAACGGACACGAATACGAAATGGCGAAAGCTTCCGGTGCAAGTACAAAAGCATTAAGAGCGTTGGCGTTAAAACACGCAGAAGAAGAAGTTGCACTAAACAAAGCAAGTTTAGCAACGGCAAAAAATACATACGAGAAAAACAAGAATACTTTAGCAAATTTAATTAATTCAGATGCAAGTGATGAGTTAATCGAAAAGCAAAGAGAAATAACAACTGAATCACGAAAAGCGGCCGCAGAAGAACGTAAAGATTTAGAAGAAGCGTTAAAAAATAAAAAAGATATTATAAGAAAAAATGCTGTTGAAGTACGTCAAGAATTAACCGACAACAACAATAAAGTAAAAGACGCAAACAAAACGCATAACGAAGCAATTAAACAACAAAACGAAGAAGCGGCTAAAGTTGAATTAGACCGTATTAAAACATTAAAAGAAAGCATACTTGCATTAAACGAAGAAATACGAGTTAGTAATTTAACAGACCAAGAAAAAGAAGTTGATGCAATAAATAAAAAATACACAAGATTAATTGAAGAAGGTAAAAAAGCTAAAATTGATGTTGCGTTATTAGAAGAAGAAAAGCGTTTAGGTTTGGCAGCAATAACTAAAAAATATGATGACGCAGACGCAAGTATAAGGTTAACAAATTCTCAAAATGTTATTTCTGAAATGGTAGCCGCAGGAACTAAAAGACTTGAAGGAGAAAAAGCAACATCCGAAAAATCAATAGAAATAGCAAAGGCAGAAGCCGAACAAAAAGCCGTTATACAACAACAAGGTTTAGACGTAGCTTCGCAAGGTGTTGGACTTATTAAGAGTTTATTTGAAAAATCAAAAGGAGTTCAAAAAGCTGCGGTTATAGCTGAAAGTGCAATAGGTATTGCAAAAATGATTATATCAAATAAATTAGCAAACGCAGGTGCATTAGCAACACCACAAGCAATTGCTTCAAGTGGGGTTTCCGCAGTTCCTGTTATAGCATTAAACAACATAAGTACAGGAATAGGAATAGCTGCAAACATAGCGGCAACAGCAAAGGCATTAAAAACATTAGGTGGTGGAAGTGCGCCTTCAGGTAGTGTAGGCGGTGGCGGTGGCGGTGGCGGTGCAACAGCTCCAACAATGAGCGCACCACAATTTAACGTAGTTGGACAAAGTGGAGTTAATCAATTAGCGAGTCTTAATCAACAACCAATACAAGCTTATGTAGTTTCAGGACAAGTAACTTCACAACAGGCGTTAGATAGAAACAGGTTAGCAAACGCAACACTTGGTGGTTAGAAAATACAACAAACAAACAATAATTAAATTAATATATTATATGAAGTATGGTATTGTTTATTGTTGGACTAATATTATAAACTGCAAAAAATATATTGGAAGTCATTTTGGAACTATAACAGATTTATATATTGGTTCTGGAGTATATTTTAAAAGAGCATATAATAAAAATCCAAATAATTTTAAAAGAGATATTTTATATATAGGAAAAGATTACATTAATAAAGAAGATTATTTTTTAAAATATTATGATGTTTCAAATAATGATAATTACTATAATTTAAAAAATGATGCTGTAGGTGGTTGGACTCATACTCATAACAATTTACAAATAATTGAAAAAAGAAATAAAAAAATATCAGAGTCTAAAAAAGGTAAAATATACAAACATTTAGATTACGATAAAAATGGTTTTAATAATCCAATGTATAATAAAAAACATACTGAAGAAAGTAAACTTAAAATTTCAAAATCAAAAATAGGAAAAACTAATTATTCTAAAAAAATAATTGAACAAACAGAAAGTAAAATATTTAATTCGGTTACTGATTGCGCAAAATATTATAATATAACGCAACCAACAATGAGTAGTTTAATAAGAAATAAAATTATAAATAGGGGTAATTGTAAAAATAAGATATTTAGTTATGTATAGAATAGTTGAATTAATAATTGACGAAAAAGACGAGACAAGCGGAATAGACGCAGTTTCAGTTGTTGAAAGTCCTGCAATCGAAAGCGACTTTATAGCACTAAAAAAACACGAAATAGAGTTAAAAGAAGTTGATGCTGAAAAGCGTATTTTAATGGGAGCAGCTTTAATACCTAACAAACAAATTTACCGCAAGAACGACAAGAACGAAGAATATTATATTTATTTTTCTGAAGCAACTGTAAGAAAAGCAAGTGAATTGTTTTTTATGAATAGCAACCAGAACAACGCAACGTTAGAACATAAACAAAAGTTAGAAGGAATGTCGGTTGTCGAAAGTTGGATTACAGAAGAAAAAAACGACAAAAGCACAAACTACGGATTTAATTTTCCAAAAGGTACTTGGGTAATTTCTATGAAAGTAAACAACGACGAAATTTGGAACAAAGTTAAATTAGGCGAAGTAAAAGGATTTTCTATTGAAGGTTATTTTGCGGATAAATACGAAATGAGTTTAATTAATGAAGATGAAATTTTAATAGATAAAATAAAACAAATAATAACGGAAAATGAAAACAACTAAAGAATTAATTATTGCAGATATTACTGCAAAGGTAGAAGCAAAGTTAGCAAGTCAAAAAGTAGAATTGGCTTTAACTGATGATTTAACAAAATTAGTAGGTAGTAATAAAAATGCAATAAGCGAAGCAAATAGATTTGTTGATAATATTAACGTTACTTATAATAAACTTTATTCTGTTGTAGACGATATTGATAATATGCAATCTTATATTAAAAGTGTTCCAGGCGCTAAAAATCTTTTAGGTTTTCAAAATCAAGAATTTAATAAAATTTTAAGTCAAATTGATTCACAAGCAAAAAGTTTGGGATTAGATTCTAAAAGTGTAAAAGGTTATTCGGAAGCTAAAGATTTAATTAAATTAAATGAAAAGTATATGAAAGAATTAGAGCAATCTAAACTTGCAGGAGAAAAGATTTTATCGCAATTAAAATAATTTTTAATGGCGAAGCAAACTAACGTTAAAATTCATCTTAAAAAACCGAAAGTTAAACGTGCAGGAGTACACGCAAAAACACGAAATAGTAAATTAAAGTCAAGTAAAAATTACACAAAAACTTATACAAGACAAGGACGTTAAGTATAAAAAACAAGTAAAACACGAAATGCGATTTAATACGGTTTTAATGCGATTTAACGAACTTTAACTTTATATTAACGTGTAATACCTTTTTTAAGAGAACTGCGTTCTTGAATACAGTCGTGGGTTACAGAAGCACTAAAAAAATACAAACAATGAGTAAAAAAATAACAAAACAAGTAGCACAAGCGAAAACAAGTCCAAAAGGCGGACAACGTGGTTGCCTATGTAAAGACGGAAAAACGTACTCAATAAAATGTTGTGACGGTAGTTTACAAGCGCAAGGAATAGGCGCAATCTAATTTAAAAATACAACAAAAAATAAACAATTAAATTATAAATATATGAACACACTACAAACTATTTACAACAAGTTATCCGACAAAACGGAGTTAGCAAAACACGAAGTTAATTTAACTGCTCTTGACGATTTAAAAAAATTAGCTTCTATTTCAGCAAAACAATTACAAACAAATAAAAATTTTACTCAAGTACTTATTGCAATAATTGATGGCGCAAATAAAAAATTAGCTGAAGCAGAAAAAAATTATAATGATAATTTATCACTACAAAAAAACAGCGAAATAATATTTAATAATTTTAAAAAGTCAGCACAAGATTTAGGTATTGATTATAAAAATACGGAAGGTTTTAAACTACACGAAGAAATTTTAAAAAATGCTGTGCAAATGGAAAATAAAAAACAATTTATAGACGCAATTAAAATTTTAATAAAATAAACAAACAAAACACGAAATATGAAAACAAACGTAATTAATCAAATCAAAACACTTTTAGGAATGGAAGTAAAATTGGAAACAATGAAATTAATGGACGGCATCACAATTTTTGAAGCGGATGCTTTTGAAATGGACAAAGAAGTTTTTATTGTAACTGAAGACGAACAAAAAATACCAGTTCCAATTGGTGAATATGAATTAGAAGACGGACGTATTTTAGTTGTAGAAGTTGAAGGAATTATTTTAGAAATAAAAGAAGTTGCAACTGAAGAAGAAGTTGTTGAAGAAACACCAGAAGTAGAAGAAGAAGTTGAAGCACAAGCAACACCGAGCGCAAAGAAGACAATTGAAAGCGTAGTTAAAGAAACGTTCTTTGCAGAAATAGAAAAATTAACACAAGAAAATATAGAGTTAAAAGCACAATTAGAAAAGTTGTCTAAAGTTGACGAAGTTACAAACGAAGTAACCGAACTTTCAGACGTAAAGCCAATTGCGTTTAACCCTGAAAACACGAATGAAGTTGAACACTTTCAATACGCAAGTAAAAGACCACGTTCAATAATGGATTCAATTATAGAAAAAATAAAC